TGCTACCTTTACAGCAGGTAAACTTAGAGTTTACGCTCTATTGATGGACGTTTCTGAGCAAGGAAGTACATCAGCTAATGAAGTTGATAGAGACTATCTAGCATAATATAATAAATGGGGAGGCTGGGATAATCTGGCCTCTCCAACTACATAACAGTGAAAGAAATTTAAATGGCAGAAACGTACCTAACTTTAACTAATAAAGTACTTGCAAGATTAAATGAAGTTGAGCTAACAAGTTCAACTTTTAGTTCGTCTAGAGGGATACAAACACAAACTAAAACTGCTGTTAATGAAGCTGTTAGATACATAAATCAAAGAGAATTTAACTATCCATTTAATCATGCAACAGATTCAGAAACATTAGTTGCAGGTACATTTAAATATAGTATACCAGCCACAGCTAAGTTAGCTGACTACGATACATTTCGTATTGTAAAAGACTCTGACTTAGGTACAAGCGGTGGTAAACTAAACAGTATGAACTATAAAGAATATATAGAAGATCACATTACACACGAAGATGAAATTGTAACCACAACATTAAATGGATCACACTCTAGTTCCGTAACTACACTAACACTTACATCTACCACAGACTTTGATTCTGCAGGTAGTGCCTTTATAGGTAGTGAAATTATATCTTATACTGGTGTAAGTGGTAATGACTTAACAGGTGTTACACGTGGAACACAATCTACTACGGCTGCAATACACGCAAGTGGTGTACAGGTAGCACAGTTTAGTAATGGTAGTGCGCCTACTCATGTAATACGAACACTAGATAATAACTATATATTATTCCCATGCCCTAATAAAGCATATACTATAAAGTATGATTATTTTACCTTTCCTACTGATATGTCTGCACATGGTGATACAACCACTATTCCTGATAGATTTGCTGCAGTTATTGTAGATGGTGCAACAGCATTTATTTACCAGTATCGTGGTGAAACACAACAGTATGCAATTAATTTTACTAGGTTTGAGCAGGGAATAAAAAATATGCAAACTCTTCTAGTAAATAAATTTGATTATCTAAGGTCTACTTATATAACTAGAAACCACATAGGAAGTCCTACTTCATCATTTAGGTCCATTTAAATATGCCTGATCAATCTCAGATACAACCGTTTTCGTTTAACTGTGAAGGCGGTTTAGTTCTAAATAAATCTACTTTTATTATGGAACCCGGACAAGCACTAGAGTTAACAAACTTTGAGCCAGACGTTGAGGGTGGGTATAGACGTATTAATGGGTACAATCCTTATGTAATACAACAACTTCCTGTAACTTCATTAAGTAGTGAACCTACATTAATGTCAGCATTGTTTCACGATTATGTCGTAGCAGCTAGAGGAGAAAAAATCTATAGTTCTGCTAGTACAACATTAACTTTAAAAATTACGTCTAGTGAAACTATGTCAGGGTCAGGAACTATAAATGCAAAAAGCACAACTTCGTTTAGTTCTAGTGGTACACTGTATATGGACTCAGAAATATTTACATATACAGGTGTAACAGCTACTAGTTTTACTGGAGTTACAAGAGCTACAAGCAGCACAACTGCAGCAGCACATAGTACTAAAACAGTAATATCTGAAAGCTGGACAGAACGAGATACAGGTAGAACAAATGCTGCAAAGTATAAATTTGAAAGATTTAACTTTGATGGTAGTGATAAATTTATTATAGTAGATCAAGCCAATGCTCCTACAGTATTTAATACATCACTAGCAGCAACTGATGTATCCACTTCTTCTGTAGCAGGAGCTAAACACGTAGCTGCTTTTAAAAATCATATGTTCTATTCTGGAATGTCAAGTACTCCACAAGAGGTAGTGTTTAGTAAACCTTTTGACGAGGATGATTTTACTTCTGCGGATGGTGCAGGTAGCATTAAAGTAGATGACACTATTGTAGCTCTTAAAGTGTTCCGTGAAGATTTATTTATATTTTGTGAAAACAGAATATTTAAATTGTCAGGAACAACAAGTACTAACTTTGCTGTTACTCCTGTTACACGTAATATTGGTTGTGTTAATGGAGATACAGTACAAGAATTTGCTGGTGACTTAATATTCTTAGGGCCAGATGGCTTACGTACTATTGCTGGTACTGCAAGGATTGGTGACGTAGAACTAGGTACAATAAGTTCTAATGTACAGTCATTGTTTAGAGAACAACTAAGTGACTCTGGAAGTTTTACCTCTCTAGTTATTCCTGATAAGACACAATATAGAATATTCTTTTCTAAATCTGGTGGAGCTGAAAGTGCTACGACAGGTGTAATATGTGTACTAAAACAACAGTCATTTGAATTTGCACAATTAAAAGGAATTAAACCTGCTTGTACTGACAGTGTTGTAGAATCAGGTAATGTTATACCTATACATGGAAGTTTTGATGGGTATGTATATAGACAAGACCAAGGTAATACTTTTAATGGTACACTAGTAGAAGCAAAATATCGTAGTCCAGATCTTACCTTTGGAGATCCGGGTATAAGAAAACACATGCAAAGGATAAATATTAACTACGCACCTGAATCAACTATTGACGCAGACATGTTTGTAAGGTATGATTATGAATCTCAAGATTCTTCAAGACCAGCAGCATATCCGTTAGACACAACTGACGTTGCAGGTACATACGGTGCGGTATCAGTTTATGGAAACGCTACATACGGAGGTCCGTCACAACCTATCGTTAGAAAATCAGTAGAAGGATCAGGGTTTGCTGTAGCATTAAGAGTAGAGGATGGGGCCACCACAACTGGTCCATACTCGTTAAAAGGATTTCAAATGGAATTTCAACTAGGGGCTAGAAGATAATGGGTGCTACGTATACAAGACAATCAGACTACTCAGATGGAGATACCATAACTGCAGCAGATACTAACGATGAATTTGACCAGCTCCTAGCTGCATTTGCGGCCAGTTCAGGACACACTCACGATGGTACTACTGCTGAAGGTGGACCAGTAACTAAACTACTAGGTAACACACTTACCTTTGGTGCAGGTACTTCAGGCACAGACATTACTATTACCTTTGATGGTGAGACTAATGATGGTGTATTTAAGTGGATGGAAGACGAGGATTACTTTGAGTTTTCTGACGACATACTTATTGCTTCTACTGAAAAGATACAATTTCGTGATACAGCCATATACATTAACTCATCTGCTGATGGACAACTAGATCTTGTAGCTGATACAGAAATACAGATAGCTGCAACTACTGTAGACATAAATGGGGCAGTAGAAATTAGTGGCACTACGGCACAGGTAGGTGTTTTAACTACAACAGCTACACAAGTAGCAACTGGTGGGATCACAAGTGGTTCAAATATTGTTTCTGACACAGATAGTACTGATGATCTTGGTACTACTAGTGTTCGCTGGGCTAACTTGTATGTTGATGCTATTACTGCAACAGATCAAATAACAGCTACTGGATTTACTGGTACATTAGATGGTATTCTTGGGTCTGGATCTGCTGCGGCTGCGACTGTAACAACTCTTGATACAAGTGGTGCTGTTAACTTAAATCTTGTTACCGACTCAACTAGCTCAACTTCTGGTGCTTTAATTGTTGACGGTGGTGTTGGTATAGCTAAAAAACTATATGTAGGAACAGACTTAGATGTAGATGGTACTACTAACCTTGATGTTGTGGATATTGATGGCGCAGTTGACATGGCTAGTACACTAGCTGTAGCTGGAGTTTTAACTGGTGCGTCTTTAGACATATCAGGTGATATAGACATTGATGGTACTGCTAACTTAGATATTGTTGATATTGATGGCGCAGTAGATATGGCTACAACTTTAGCAGTAGCTGGAAATGTAGACTTTAACGGTGACTTAGATGTAGATGGAACAACTAACTTAGACGTAGTAGATATTGACGGTGCTGTAGATATGGCTTCTACACTACAAGTAGATGGTGCTATTACTAACAGTTCTACTATTGTATCTGCAGGTAAAATTACAGCAGATGCTGGCATAGACATTGATAACTTTAATATTGACGGTACTACTATTGCTCTTAGCTCTGGTAACTTAGATATTGATGTTGCAGGTAATGTAACTATAGATGCAGACGGTGGTACAGTTACTTTTGCTGATGGTGGTGCATCACTAGGTACTATTACATCTAGTGGTTACTCAGGTACTGCTGCAGTTGCTACTACAGTTACAATAACTGATAACGAATCTACTAATGAGAATAACGCTATTGTCTTTACTTCAGGTGGAGACTTAGATGGTGGTAACATAGGTTTAGAATCAGATGGAGATTTAAAGTATAACCCAAGTACAGGTACACTTTCTGCTACTAACATTTCTGTATCTGGTACATTTAGTACTGTAGACTCAGTTACAATGAGTGCTAACAATGCTGTTATATTTGAAGGTGCTACTGCTGATGCCCACGAAACTACACTTACAGTTGTAGATGCTACAGCAGATAGAACAATTACTTTACCTAACGTATCAGGTACAGTTCCTGTATTAGCTGCAGCAAGTAACACACAAGTTACTTCTACACCTGAAGAGTTAAACTTGTTAGATGGTATTACTGCAGGGACAGTTTCAGCTTCTCTTGCTGTTATTGCAGACAGTAACAAAGACATAACTGGTTTTAGAAATGTTACACTTACAGGGGAACTTGATGCTGGCTCGTTGGATGTCAGTGGTGACATAGATGTAGACGGCACAACCAACCTTGATGTTGTGGACATTGACGGTGCTGTTGATATGGCATCAACACTTACAGTGGCAGGTGTAGTTGATATAACTGACACGACTGACTCAAGTGATGCTACAGGTGATACAGGCGCATTAAGGACTGAGGGTGGAGCTAGTATAGCTAAAAAGTTGTACGTTGGTACAGACCTAGATGTAGACGGTACAGCTAATCTTGATATTGTAGATATTGATGGTGCTGTAGATATGGCATCTACCTTAACTGTAGGTGGCGTAGTTTCAGTTACTGATGGGTCAGCAGCAAGCCCAGCTATAACTAATACTGGCGATACTAATACGGGTATATATTGGCTTGATGCGGATAAAATAGCTGTTACAACTGCAGGAAGTACACGACTTTCTATTGATAGTAATGGATTTTTTGATGTAACGGGTGCTGGTAATGATATAGCTAGATTTTCTGGTGCTAATTCAGCTGCTTTATTTATTAGAAACGATACTGCTAATCAGTTTATTCTTCACACATCAACTGATGATGCTTTAGTCCTTGGTACAGGTGGCAATAATGATAGATTAACAATAGACTCTGCTGGTGCAGCTACATTTTCTGGCACTCTTACCTCTACAGGAAAAATCACCGCAGACGCAGGTATAGACATTGATAACTTCAACATAGATGGCACTACGATTGCGCTGTCTTCTGGTAATATGACGCTTGACGCTGCTGGTTCTATTCTTTTAGATTCAGCAGATGGTGGTTCAACTCAATTTCAGGATAGTGGAACTGCGTTTGGTAATATTTACGCATCGTCAGGTAATATGCTAATGAAGTCAACACAATCTGACAAAGATATGACTTTTCAAGGCAACGATGGTGGTTCTCAAATAAATGCTCTTGTCCTTGATATGTCAGCGGCTGGTGCGGCAACATTCAACAACGATGTTACTGCGTTCTCTGATGAACGTCTAAAATCTAACATAACTACAATCCCTGATGCGCTATCTAAAGTAAGAGAGATGCGAGGCGTACATTATGTAAGGAATGAAACAGGCAAAGATTCAACAGGTGTTATTGCACAAGAATTACAGAAGATTGCACCAGAGCTTGTACTCACCGCAGAAGATGAAATGGGTACACTAAGTGTTAATTATGGTAATATTACTGGTTACTTAATCGAAGCAATAAAAGAGCTTTCAGCTAGAGTTAAAGAATTAGAAAGTAAATAATACATGGCATTACCATCCGCAGGTAGTTCAATATCTTTACAACAAGTAAACGTAGAACTTGGTAATACAGGTACTGACGCAATAAACATGGGCAGTTCTGCTGTGCGTACTTTATTTGATGACGCTTCTGGTGCTATTTCAATGTCTGATGGATTTGGTAAATCTAGTGAGTTAGGCTTAACTGCTTCTGCGGCATCAAGTGCTAACTTGAAAACACTGTTCGACAATGCCTCTGCGGGCAGTTGGGCAGGAAGTACCGCTAAACGATATACCATTAACTCTGGAACTACTATGGGAATTATAACCGCCCCAGCTAGTATGGGAGGTACTTTAATCATTGCCCACTCAGGTGCAATCCAAGGAGTAGGTGGTACTGCGAATGGAGGTGCTGGTGCAACAGCTATGACTATTCAATCTGCTAACATTACAATCAACATGGCTAGTGGATCTACCATCTCAGGTGGCGGTGGCGGTGGTGGACAAGGAGGTACTGGTGGTGGCGGTAACTTTGTTAGTAGTACTCCCTGTAGCGGTAGTAACCCCGGTGGTTGTACCCTGACAGGCTTTGGTGCTTGTGATGGAGGCGATGCTAACACCTACGCATGTTACAGCAACACCAACGGGGGTGCTGGAGGTGCTGGTGGTCGAGGCGCAGGATACGGTCAGGCCCTAGCAAATGGATCTTCTGGTTCTGGTGGAGGCACTAGCGCAGGTGCAGGTGGTACAGGCGGAAACGGAGCGTCCTTTGGTGCTGCAGGTGCAACTGGTGCGACAGGAGCAAACGGAAACAGAACTAATGGATCTTCTGGTTCTGCTGGTGGTGCGGCTGGGCGAGCTATAACTTTCTCAGGTGTATCAGCCTATACAATTATAGGAACAGCTTCTGGAACAATTCATGGAGCTTATACGTAATGACAGCTTCAGAACGATATGCTATATGTAAAGAATGTAAGTGGTTTAGATCAAGCATTTCACAGTGCAAGAAATGTATGTGCATTATGAAATTTAAGGTACATTTAAAATATGCAAGTTGTCCTATAGGAAACTGGAAATAAGGAAATATAAACATGGACTATACAATAACAGAACTATCAGATGAAAAAGCAGTTGTAACCTTCGCTGATGGAGCTTGGGCCACTGTTCCAGTACTAGAAACAGATACTAAAGAGGTTTTTGAAACAAGACTCCAAGGATTTGTCACAAAAATTACTGGATCAAACCCTGAGTGGATAGCGGTTAATCAAACTGGTTCAGTAACTCAAGAAGCATATTCTGAAACAACTGTAGAAAAGGTAGAAGAGACAGATAACCCAGCGTGGCTAGACGCAAGAATAGCCGCATATGGTGCAACCTCTTCCCAAATAGAGTTTATTACTGAGAAAGGTTTGGCAGCTTGGCAAGAAGAAGTAGCGGCTATCAAACTAGCTAACCCAATTGTGTAACTTATGACTACAGAAAAAAACAACTGGCATCTGAGTAAGTCAGTACCCGTATCACTTATACTAGCACTTGTAATACAAGCAGCCGCCATAGTGTGGACTGTATCACAGATGCAATCTAGTATAGAAGCTAACGCTAACAGTATAGTACGCATAGAAATAAGAACAGAAAAGCTAGAGCTTGCAGTCCAAGGACAAGCAGTAGCTCTTGCACGAATAGATGAGAACATCAAAGCAATACGTATGTCAGTAGAACGTATAGCTTCAAAAGATTAGGGATAAAAGAATGTTACAATTTCAGGGATTTAAACCAGACGCATTAAATCGCATGGCTAAGACTATGGGATACTCAGGAGACATGGGGGAGTTTAATAAATTTCTGAATGAGAACCCTGAGAAACAAGAGATGATGGATGTGTACTCTGAAAAAGCTAAAGAGATGATGATGGGTGGCTATGTAAAGGGCTATGCTGAAGGTGGGATGGTAACTCCATCTCCGGGGATGGAAAATATTCCGGGTACACTTAGTTATGAACAAGCACTTAATAGACAAATGTCAAGAGATGTTAAAGATACTTGGGAAGCAAAAAGAATAGCAGCAGCCCTAGCGTTAGGTCCGGGTACTAGATATACTATACCTCCTGAAAATATGGCAGAACAGCAACAAGCACAAGCTGCACAGATGCAGATGGCCCAAGCCAATCCCTTACGTCAAATGGCACAATTAGCACCACTTGGACTAGCAGCACCCACAGTTCTACCTAGAGACTATGTACCCAATCCTAGTGCAGAGAAATTTGGACAACGAGCAGCACAAACTACAGGACAAACAGCCAACCCACAAGCAACAGCACCCGTATCACCAGTAGACTACACACAGGGGCCAGTGCCTCAGTCAACTGGGTATCAGGGTGGTACTATAACTGAAGCAATAGCTAACAGAGCATTTACTCCGGGCCTACCTTTTGGTGGTACTGTATCACCAGTTGGTACAGCATACAATGCCAACCAAGCAGTAGATACTACACTTGGTCAGGTATCAGGAACGATTGCTCCAAGCATAGCAGGTGCAACGACCTCAACAGCAGCAGCACCAACAGTAGTTGATCCACGTACTATGACTGCATCTACTGCAGCGTCAGGAGTACAGGCAGCAACAGGTGCAATGGCTCCTGCACAGGGTACAGTAGATCCACGCGCACAAGCTACAGCTCAACAAACAACAGAGACAAGTGTAGAAGCTTTAACTGAAGCACAGGGT